GCCCAGGCGGGCCAGGGGGTGCGTATGGAGGATCGACCGGCGGCGGACTGATGTCCGGCGTCTCGCACCAGAAGCGCCAGAGACCGGACCGCTGGCCGCGGCTGAATGTGTGATTCCGCCCGGGGTCGTAGCTCAGGTGCGCCGGCGCAGGGATCGGCAGCGGGTTCGGGTTCGGGTAGCCGCCGGCGAACTCGATCGGCGCGTCGGCCGTTTCGCTCTGGTAGAAGTAGGCGTTGGTCGAGATGTGCGCCGCGTTGATCGGGTGCCCGTCGCGATCCGATCCGTGCCGGTGCTTGTCGTTCGAGCTGCCCGGGTGCAGCGGGCCGTCGCCGCCGACGGACGACATCAGCGCGACCGCGTGCCCGCCAACGAAGTTGACGCCGAACTGCCCGAAGTCGTTGGGCTGCTTCTCGTCCTCGCCGGCCTCGACCTGCGCGCCGAACGCACCGCCGCCGACCTGCAGCGTGCCGAACGTGCTCGTCGAGGCGTCCGTGCCGGCGCTCTGCTGCCCTGTGCTGACGCCAGACGGCACGCCGGTGATCGGACCGCTCGTAGTCGGTCCGCCCGTTGTAGGGCCGCTGGGGCCGCCTCCGCCCGCCGTCTGCGCCCAGAACGCCCCGAAGTTGGGGATGTTGTCCTTGCCGCTTGCCGCGAAGTTGAGCGCGAGCGTGTTGCCGCGCGCGCCGAGGTCGGCGAAGCTCCTGCCCGGAGTCACCGCAATCACCCGCACAAGGGACTGCAGCCGCGCGTGTCGGCCTCCGATTCCGGGCGTGTCGCTGCCGCCCATGCAGAGCTCGCGGTCCGGGCCGAGGTCGACGACCAGCGTGCCGCACTCGCCCGGGCCGGCCGCGTTCGGTGCGACCAGACGAGGATCGGCCCAGAGCGCCACAGCCTCCTGCCCGGACTCCTCCATCGCCGGCAGCACGGTCAGCAGCGCGCCTCGAGGCACGCGCTGGAAGCCCGCCGGCCACGCCGCGTCAAGCGGCCGGAAGCGCGTGTCGTTCTTGAACGACCGATCGCGGAATGGCTGCGCGTTGATCCTGGCGTAGTAGGGGTCGGCGTCTACGGCCAGCGTGCCGAAGACCTGCGCCCATGAACCCATGCCGCGGACCGCGCGCTCGCGGGTCTGCCAGAACATCCACGGGTGAACGTCGCCAAGCGTGCCGAGGCCGTGCTCGCGGCCGTAGCGGATCAGCGCCTCGTCGGCGTTGCCCGCGTCGCCCGGGTCCGTCATCTGGATGATCCGGCCGCCAGCCAACATCATGCGCCGGGAGATCGGCGTGCCGTCCTGCGCCGCTGCGTGATCCTGCAGCGGGAAGAATCCGAGGTCGGTGAAGTCGGTGAACGAGGTCATGCCTTGAAGGGAACAATACCCAGGATGAGCTGCCGCGCACTCTCCGGCATCAGCGCGTGCCGCGGGATCGACCGCTGCTGCCCGGGGAACTCATGCACGGCGTCGACGCGCGCCGACGGCGCAGCCGCTACGCGCAGGGTCGCGCTGGTCATGTTGCCGACTAGCTTGAGCCCTTCGCGCGGCAGGCTGGTGTTGATGATGCCTTGCACGTTGTCGGCGAACGGCGCGATCACCTCGGCTGCGAGGCTTCGCGCGTGCGGCAGCAGCTCGCGCTCCTCGTTGACAAGCGTGTAGCCCTCAAGCTCTTGCGGCTCCTCGCCCGGGTCCGGGTCGACGAGGCCGAAGAGCCTCTGCTGCGTGTTGTAGCCGGTCGCGGCGTCGCTCATGCCGAAGCGCGCCGTCACCTCGCCCGGGCTGACGAAGACCTCGAGCGGCGGGCCGTCGCCGTCTTGGATGCGGAACTCGCGCTGAAATAGGCTCTGGATCTCGCTGGCCTCGACCTCGACCTGATGGAACTGCTGCCGGCTGTTCGGCGACGCGGGCACCGCCGTCATGAGCACTTTGAGCTCGAGCGAGTCGTCGAGGAAGATGCCGTTGGTGCCGCCCTCGACGACCATGCCTGCGCCCATCGGCTCGTCCTCTTGGAACTTGAGGTCGCGCGAGACGCTGATGCCTTGCGTGTATTGGTCGTTGACCGTCTTGCACGGCAGGAAACTGTCCGACAATCCGTAGGGGCTGACGATCCACTCGAGCCGGAAAATGCCGAGCTCCTCGTCGATGATGTTGACGCGCTGCGGGCTCGGGTTGAGCTCGAGCAGCGGCTTCTGCGGGTAGTCCTTGAGCGCGTCGATGATGCGCAGGTATTTGCTGCTGGCCTTGTCGTCACGCGACCGCTTCGCCATGAGCATCCCCTTCTGCGTAGGGACCATCGTGCCCTGCCCCCAGACCGCCGCCGGCGCGCGCGCGCCCGTAACCGGGTCGAGCAGCGCGACGCGGATCGGCCGCAGGTTGCGGATGCGCTCGGTGTATTTGCGATTAAGCCGGAACGTCTGCCGGAAGTGCTGCCGGAATGCCTGCAGCCGCATCGCCGCATTGCCCTCGGGGTCGAGGTCTTTGCCGCGGACCCAGACCGCATCGAGATCGCCCTTGAACCAGTGGATCTTGACCGTGTCCCAGGTCCACGGCAACGAGCCCTCCGGCCGGTCGGCGTCCATGGCATCGAGCCATTTGTCGACGCGGACGTAGGTGCCGAGCGGCACCGTCTTCGTCACCGTTTTGCCCTGCGCCGGATCGAACTCCGTGATCTCGGTCTTGGTGTCCGTCGTCGGGATGACATTGTCGAGGTATGCGTTGTTCGCGACCGGCTGCGCCGAGGTCTGGCCGCTGTAGTCGTCCTCGAACTCGACGAGCAGCTCGATCTCCTTCTGGTAGTGAACGATGACCTTGCTCGGCCGGATCGCCTTGCGGTCAATCCACGCGCCGCGCTCGCCCGCGTAGGTGCTGATCGGCAGGTTGCGGAAGTGCTGCTCGGTTGCGTCGAGGTCGCTGGCGTCGAAGATGATCGTCCGGCCATCCTTGTCGACGTAGAGCGCCGCGCCGGGGATGTAGCTCAGGAGCCGTTGCAGTGCCACGTCGCCGCTGTCGCGCAGCGTCACGCCCTGCAGACTGAACTGCCCGCTGTCGCCGACGCCGGTTGTGTCTTTGATCGGCCACGTGTCCACCTTCCAGCCGTCCGAGTCGACGAGCTCGAGCACGGCCTCGAGCGCAGACTGCGCCGTCCACTTCGTCTGCTGCGGCGGCTGCAGGCTATACGGCAGGTAGTCGTATTGGTCGACGACCTGCTGCGTCTCGACCGGCACCGCCTCGCCGAGCGCCGTCCGGTCGCCCGTCTTGCGCGGCATGTTGAAGTCGCGCACGACCAGCTTGTAGGTCCAGAGCCATCGCTTGTCGGCGACTAGGAATGAGACACGGTGCGGGCTGTCGCTCGGTGTCAGGTGCAGGATATAGACCTGCTTGATCGTAGTTTTGACGCCCCGGCTGTCCGTGATCTCGAGGATGAGCGGCTGGCCTAGCTGCCCCTGCAGACGGTCCCATCGCGAGCGGTGGACGCTCATGACCGTCGTGTAAGGCGCGACGCCGCTGATGAATCGCCACGCGATGCCGCTGACCGCTGCGAGCTCGACGCCGCCTAGCTTGACGGTGGGCTTCTGCGCGGTCGGCATGGCTTAGGCTTGCCCCGTCGTCGGAGCGATCTGGATCGGCACGAACGTCCGCACGCCCGGCTTTGCGTTGTAGCGTTCGGTGACGCTCTCCGTCAGCACGGTGACCGTAATGAACTGCTCGCTGTTCGGGTCGCCGAGCACGCGCGGCGTCACTTGGCTCGTGCTTGCCACGACGTTCCAACCATACTGCTCAATCTCCGACGTGTTGCGGTTGTCCGGTCCCTGCTGTCCGCGGATGTTGTCGTTGAACCGTCCGATCGGACCGTCAGGCCGCGCGCGCTCGCGTATGCGCAGCTTCGGCGCTTCGGCTCCGATCGCGATTGCCGTGCGATTCCAGACGCGCTCGAGCACGCCGAAGCCTACGTCGGCGAACGCCGCGAGCTCGTCGTCGCTGTGCGTCGGCGTGTAGTCGATGCTGCGCGTCTCGCGGAACGCCACGCTCTGCGATACCTCGACGATCGACTCGCCGCCGGCGGGCTGGAAGATGAACTGCAGCGAGACGCTGATCCGCTTGGCGGTCTCGTCGTAGCTAACGCGCTCCTCCTCGACGCCGAAGACCGCCGGCTGAAAGTTGGTCTGGAAGAGCTGCCGCACGTGCTGCTTGACCTTGCTCTCGTAGACGCTCGCGAGGTTGGTCGTCTGCTCGATGTCGACGGCGCAGTCGTAGCTGCCGATGACGCGCTGCAGCCGTTGCGCGTCCTCGCGGCTGTCGCCGGGATACTGGTTAATGTTGGTGAACGTGATCCGATGGTCACGGATCTGCCCGTCGTCGAGCGCGCCCTGCGTCTGGTTCGCGAGGAGCTCGAGGTATTGCCGGGTGAAGTTGAGCACGTGCGGCGACGGCGTCGCCCCGCCCTCGCGGTCGAGCGTGAAGCTCTCATCGACGAGCTCGAACGATGCGTCGCTGTCGATCACGCTGAGATAGCTATTGCAGCGCGTGTCGCCGTCGGCGTCGTATCGAGCTTTGGCGTCGCCGGCGGTCGTTGCCGTGTAGGTGCCGCGCATCGTGACCACCTTCTGCCGGCTGGCCTCAAAGTCGACGAGAACCTCGATGTCGCGCAGGCCGGCGTCGACGCTGTCGTCGGCCGGCAGCTCGCCCTCGATGGTGACGGTGTAGCCGCGGCTCGCCCCGCGGTCGAGGTCGATGTTGCCGCTCTTCGCGATCGACGCACGCGCGCGCAGCATCGTCTGGCCTACGGTGTAGGTCCACGCCGTGCCGTCCATGTCGATCACCAGCGTGTCGCCGTCGGCGAGCCGCTTGCGGAAGTCGACCTCAAGGCTGTCGCACAACGGCTGCAGGGTCGCGACGTCCTCGGCGACTACGACGACGTCGACGACGACGCGGATGCTCTCGTAGTTCTTGTCGAGGATGTAAGGGCCGACGATCTGATACTGCCCCGACGTGCCGCCGATGCTGCGGCTGCCGTAGGTGATCGAGATTGGGTTCGGGATCGCCATGCTATTTGCTGTCGCTGAAGGGGTTGATCATGTCCGACAAGCGCGTCAGCGCGTCGCCGACCATCTTGGCGAATCCGCTCATGATACGGTCGATCAGCTTCTCCATGCCCGGGCCGCGCATCTGCGGGTCCATCTCGAAGAGCTCGCGCCCGCGCTCCTCGTCCATGCGCAGGCTCTTGATGCTGTTGTAGAACTGCCGGGCCTCGGGTGGGATCTCGTTGCGGGCTCCTGCAATGGCACCGAATGCTTGATAGGTTTCTTCGCGTGCGCTACGCGACGCCCGCGATTCTTCGTTCAGCGTGCCGTAGAGCATGTCCTCGGCTTGCGCGAACAGCCCGCCGTATGCCTCCTTCATCATCGACATGATGCCGCCCTCCATCGAGCCGCGCACAGCGCTGATGCCGGTGCCGATGCCTGCGCCGACGCCGACCGCGCCCAGCCCTTTGCCGACGACGCTGCGGATGTTGTTCGTCAGCTTGCCGGCGCTGCGGCCCGATTCGCGCACGAGGCCGCGGAGTTGACCTTTCGCTTGCCGCGTGTCGAGCCGGACCTTGACCTTCGTCTCTTGCGCCATTAGCGGCTACTCCGTGCTTTGCCGTGGTGCAGTTGATGCTTGCGCGATTTGCGCACGAACTGAGAGAGCTTGTCGCTGCCGCCGATGGCCTTCCATGCTTTGCCGAACGCCTCGTAGGCTCGCAAGATCAGCATGTCCCACGTTCCATTGACGCCGAACTCGCGCTCGATCAACGCCTTGCCGTCCTCGTATTGCTTCTCGACGCGGAACAGATCCTCCGCGATGCGGTTCATCTGCATGTTCTGCTTGCCGCTCTGGCTGCGGATGCGCGCCATCATCTCATCGCCCTGGAATCGGTGCCGGACCGTCATGCGCGCACGACCGGCTTCGTCAAGGTCGCCGATCATGATGTTGTTGAGCTCGTCGCCCATCTGCTCGAAGGTCTTGCCGCTGCCCATGCGGAAAGTCACAATCGCGCCGGCGACCAGCCCTGCGATCGCTGCCGTGATCGGATTGAGTAGCACTGCCCGCGCAGCGCCGCCGCGGACCGTGCCTGCTAGGCCAGACGCCGCGCGCGCTAGCCCAGACCGGCCGGCCATGCGCGCGCCGCGTATCTTGCTCTGGCTCTTGCCCTGCTGGATGCGCCGCTGCCGCCGACGCATCTGCCGCGCCATGCGCAGACGCCGCAGCGCGCCGCCTTTCCGATGCTGCCGGTCGTGCTGACGTTCTTCTCGCGCCCGGGTCTTGGCCGTCGGCTGCGCGTCTGGCCCAAGAGTCGGCCGAAAGACCATGTCGTCGCGCAGGGTCATAGCCGCAGGTAGCTCCCCAGCTCGGCGGTGCTGTAGTCCTGCGCGCCGGCGACGCCGCTGTATTCCGCGAAGATGTGATAGACGCGGCCGGCCGCGGCGAGGTGAACGGTCTCGAGGTCCGTGCCCTGGTAGACCGTCGCGTCCATGTCGGCGATCGTCTTGCCCGGCGTGTCGCCGTTGCGGTAGGCGAGCGTGTAGCGGGTCAGGTCGTAGCGGTTGGTCGAAAGCGCGGCCTCCCAGCTGAACGTCTCGCCGCTGGCCGTGAGCTGCTGCGGTGCCGGGTAGTGCGGCTGCGACGTGCAGAGCGCCTCGACCGTGTATTCGTCGAAGACCACCTGCCGGCCGCGGCCGAGCGTGCTAGGGCTGCCGATGCCGCTGCCGCTGACGATGATGCTGGCCCCGTCGTAGGTCGTGAGGTTCTGCACCGCGAAGCGCACGCGCTCCGAAACCTGCGCGATGCCCGCGCCGGCGCTGCGGCCTGCCGAGGCGCGCGCGCTGCCGATGACCGCCTGCTCGCCGAGCGGGTCGCCGGCCACCTCGACGGCGACGACGATGCTGAAGGTCTGCTGAATGAGCTCGGGGTGATCCTCGTCCGGCGTGCCGGTGCCGATGGTCACAAGGCAGAACGGGAACGCCGGCGGGTGCTCCTCGTCGCTCGGCGGTGCGCCCGCGTAGACGAAGACGCTGCGGGTGCCGAAAACGACGTTGCTCGTGCCGTCCCACGTAACCGTCTGGAGCTCGTGCTTTAGCTGCTGCGCCATCTGCCACGGGTTCATGCCTTCGTCGCCTCCACGCCCCATAGCGGCGTCTGTGCGCTCGTCTGTTCGTCTGCGGTGCGGCGCTCGCCGAATCCGCTCATCGTCCGCTGTGGGCGCTCTGGGGCGGCCTCCGGCGGTCGCTGCATCTGCATCAGCTTTGACGCGAAGCCCTGCGCCAGCTTGGTCGCGAGCGTCGCCTCGGCGTTGCTGTCGCCCTGCATCGCCGACATGCCGGCGTCGGCGGCCTCGGGGTCACGGATCGCGTAGCCGCAGGCGATCGCGAAGTCTTGCGCGTGCGCATCGCCGAGCATCGCGAGCTGCTCCTGCTCGACCTCCGATAACCGGAGGAACCATGTGAAGGGCGGACGCTGCGCGCGCAACCACCGCTCGTAGCCTTCGTTCGTCAGATCGGGCTGCCGCTTCTTGGAGAACATAAGCGCATTCTAGGTCAGGGAGACATCGGCGAGTCGGCCGACCTCGAGGATCTTGCCGGAGTCGCCGCGCACGCATTCGATCGTGATCGGCAGGCCGAGCTCCTCCTGCCGCTGGAATGCGAGCTCGGCGTTCTCCGACCAGTCCGGCACGCCGCGGTAGATCATGACGGCCGGGTTGCTGATCGGGTCGTCCGGCACGTAGAGCAGGCGCACCGCGCGGCCAAGCGCCGACGCGCCGGCGACGCGGGTGCCCGGCTCGCGTAGCAGGCTGTGACCGCTGACGCCGCCCTGAACGAAGTTGCTCGAGAAGAACCGCTCGATCGCGTCGTCATCCCATGCCCGGATGAAGCACGAGAAGACGTAGCGGCTGGTGCGCTCGAGGATGTCGCTCGGCTCGTTGCCGAGACCTTCGCACTCGATGCGGACGCTGGTGTTGAAGGTCGTTAGCACGACTAGCCGGGTCTTGCCGACCTCGACGCCGCCGTGCGGAAAGTCGACGTTCAGGTCCGTCGGGTTGACGACCAGCCGCCCGGGAGCGCGCAGCACGCGCGAGACATCGCCGCTCGCCATTACCTACCGACCTCCATGATCTCGACGCCGATGGTCTTCTTGATCGCCTTGCGGGTCTGCAGAGTCACGCCGACGAACTGCCGTTTGGGCACCTTCTGCTCGAGCTTCTGGTCCTTGAACTTGCGATTCAGCAGCCATCCGAGCCGGCCCTTGAGATCCTTGTTCTGCTTCTTGAGCCACGCCCACAGATTCTTGCGGACGGTGCCGCTGATCTTCTCGCTCTTGCTGACTCCGCCGAAGTTGTGCAGCGACGCATACGGCACGTTGGTGCCGACCTCGACAATCTTGCCCTTGACCTGGAACGCGATGCTGTTCGCCAGCCTGCCCGTGTCGCGCAGCGCCGGCCTCGTCTGGAACCGCCGCGCCGGCGGCTTGCGTCGACCTTGCGCAAAGTCGGCGATGATGCCGAAGACGTTGACCTTGCCGCGCTCGCGCCACGCCTTCTGCCCGAACCGCTGCGCCTTGAACGACGCCTGCGACTCGGCGACCATCATCACGCCGATCTGCTTAAGCGCCTTCGACGGGTCGACGAGCTTGTTGCCGATCCGCTTGAGCTTCGCGCCCTGCTCAAACGTAGCGCGCGCCATGGCCTAATCCTGCCCCGTGTCGTAGCCGCTTGGCATGTAGCCGGCCGGCAGGTTCTTGCGATCGCTCCAGCCGTATTGCGTGCCGCTCTCGGTGCTCGTGATCGTGCCGCTGTTGCTTTTCGGGCCAGCGTGCCCGCGCGCGTCCGTCCGTCGGACCTTCTGGATCATGCCCTCCGGTCCCCAGACCTGATCCCACTTGACCTCCTCGATCGCCGAGCTCGCGCCGCCGCGCCGCCAGAGGATCGCGATGACGGCGACCGCGCCCACCTCGAGGTGCAGCCCGTCGGCCGAGTCGAACTCGGTCTGCGCGTAGGCCGGCCAGAGGTAGATCGCAGACTGCGACGCGGCGAGGCCGACCGCATCGTCAACCGTCGTCGCGCTGCGGTCGCGGATGTTCGTGAGCGTGACGAGGCCGTCGGCGTCGTAGACGCTTTCGACGTAGGCCCAGAGATCATCCTTGGCTGCCATAGGTTAGGCCGGGTCAGTGAAGGTGGGCGTGCCGGTCGTGCTCGGCAGGTAGCCGAAGCCAGCGACCCAAAGCCACCACTGGATCTGCCCCGTCGCCGGAGCGCCGCCCGTGTCGGTGACGCTGAGAAGGTCGTCGACGAGCCACGGCGTGTGCGAGCTCGCGTTGCCGCGCAGGAACCAGTAGGTGCCGTCGATCTGGTCGAGCGGCGCGAAGATCGCATCGTCGATCAGCAGGTAGCCGCTGCTCGCGCTCTCCCATTCGATCTCGACGTCGAAGGGGTCTTCGTTGAAGTCGCGCGGCCAGCAGTTCTGGTCGAAGTCGATGATCACCTCGTTCCACGTCGAGGACAGCGCCGTCAGCGCGACCGTCTTCGTCGAGCTGCCCATGCGGATCACGATGTTGCCGCCCGTGCCTGAGCCGGCCGCCTTGTTGACCATCACGCGGAACTGATACGGCGAGTCGACGTCGAGCCGCCGGATGCGCATGTTCGTCAGCGTCTGCTTGATCAAAGCGTTGCCGGTGAGCTTGAGGCTCGCGTCCGTCTGCGCGCCGGGGTGGCTGCGGTAGAACGTCGAGGTATCCTGGTCGATGTTGGCGCTGCCGCTGGTCTCGGTCCAGCCGGTGAACTTCGGCGTCGCCGCGCTGTCGAACTCGGAGAAGCTACTGTTGGTGAGCAGGCTGCCGCCGCTGCCTTGGCCGGCGTGCTTGCTCACGATCGTCGTGTTCGCATCGGCACCGCTGCCGAAGCTGTAGCGCAGCACGCTGTCAAAGCTGCTCGGCTGGCCGATGATCTCGAAGACCTCGGCCTGCTCTTGGACGCCGGTGTTCTGGTCGGCGATGCACTTGAGCAGCTTCTTCTCGACGTGGCACGCCTCGAGGTTGAAGCCGTTCTCGTCCTCGGTCAGCCGACCGCAGTCGCCGTTGCCGATGTTGCTGCCACCGGCCGAGGCGCTGCCGTAGGTGATGTTGCGGCTCTGCACCGTGTAGCTCTTGTCGACGAACCAGTCGTAGAGCGCGCGGAAGATTTGCGCCGAGGTGCGGAAGCCGCTGCCGAAGCCCTGCACGCCCGTCGCGTCGGCGTCGATGCGGTTCGCATACTCGAACAGGATCGGCGAGATCGCTTGCGACGCGATCGCCGGCGAGAGCAGGTCGGAGCAACCAGCGCGGAACTGCCCGGCCCAGTTGGCGAGCTCGGTCGGCGTGTATTCGCCCTCGAGCGTCTGGATCAGGGTGTCCCACTTGCCGCCGGCGTCGGCGAGCGTGCCGTCGACGTGCGCGCGGAATGTCTCGAGGACGTCGACCGCAGCTCTCCACTGCGCCTGGATCTCTGCTTCGGTGGGCGTGCCGCTCATGGTTGCTCCGGTCTGAGGTTAGAGCTCGTCGGGCCACCACAGGCCCGTCGTCTCCAGCGTGTCGGGGTAGTATTCCCCACGGCTGCCGCGCTCCTGGTCCTCGCAGATTTGCGCGAACATGTAGCGGGCGGCGGGGACGTCGTTGGGGTGCGGCCTGTATTCGTTCGTCGGCTTGCCGCGCTGCCGGCGCTGTTCGATCTCTTCGGCCGTCGGGATCGTGATGAGTTGACCGCGCCGCGGCCGGACGTGGTTGTCGCCGACGTTTTGCCCGGTGCCGGGCTCCTCGGTCTGGCCGCCGTCGTCGAGGAACCGGATCACCGTGCGCTTGAGCTTGTCGCGCATCCTCTGCACGCGATGCTCGTCGATGTCCACGATCGCGCCGATGACCGGCACGCGACGCTTGTTGCCGGTCCGCATCGGGTCGGTGACGAGGTTCTCGTTGACCTTTGGGAAGTTGATGCCTGCGAGGTCGATGTGCTCTCGCGGGCAGGACGGCGTCACGCCGACCCAATACTTGTAGCTGCGCGCGACGCCGCTCTGCGCCTTGTGCGCATCGAGGTCCGGCACGAGGTCGCTGCCGCCGATGTGCGTCTTGCCCTGCTGCGGCTTCGCTTGCGCAGTCAGGGTTGCGGGTTGGCCGACGTCAGGGTTGAGGTCGGGAACTAGCTTCTTGCGTGTTGCCATACGGGTCATCTCCGCTTCATGGTTACAAAAACAAGGGCCGCGCGTTCCCGATGAACGCCCGGCCCGTAGCTCTCTGCCGGCTCGTGGCCGCGCTTGATCAGTTGTTGATCTTGATCGCGCTGTAGGGGAGCGCGATGCCAGCGCCCGCGCGACGCTCCCACTGGACGTATTCCTCGCCCGTGTTGCGCGTGTGGTCGCTGTTGTTGTCGCCCTCGAGGCTCGAGTATTCCTGGATGCCCTCGCGGTCGAGCATGAAGGTCGCTCGCTTGGCCGGGTTGCGCAGGAAGACATACCAGTCGCCCGTCGCGAGGCGCTGAGAACCCCAGAGCGTGACGTTGCGGCTGGCGTCTTGCACGAGGTTGCTGGGCGTCGTGCCCGCATCGGTGCCAAGCACTTCGCCTTGGCGGCGCTGGAGGAACGCTTCCTCCATGGCCTCCGTGTCGGCCGCGCTGTGGACGCATACGACGCCGCTGTCGATCACCTCGTCAGAGAGAAGCGGTTGGCCCTTGCCGTCCTGCATCTGCTTGAACTGCTCGATGGCGTTGTAGTAGTCCGTGCGGATCGCCGAGACGCTTGCGACGCCGTTGCCGGTCAGCAGGTTGCCGTCGGTCACGCCGAAGCGCGCCGAGCCGCCGGCCGTCGTGGCGAAGAACGCCGCGCCGTCGGGTGCGTTCGGCACCGCCGGCAGCGTGTTCGTGCTGCCCGTGAGCAGGTCGAAGAAGAACCGCTCTGGCAGCAGCGCCGCGGACTGGCCCGCCATGCGGGCGATGTCCATGAGGCTCTGCGTCTGGTCGTCCTTCCGGTCTTCCTTGTGCCACTTGATGCGGCGGCCCCAGGTGTAGACCGGCGTGGTGAAGCTCACGGAGTCGAACGCATCCTCGGGGATGCTGCTGCCGCGGGTCCACTGCGCCATGTGCGGCGCGGCCTCGAAGTAGGCGAACTCGTGCTCGCGGTTGGTCGCGCCGATGCTCAGGTCCATGACCAGAGACAGACGGGAATCCGCCTGCCTGTTCTGGATGGCCGAGTAGGTATCGGCGAACTCCGTCCGCAGCCCGTTCGCAAGAACTTGACTGGCGATCACAGTGCTCATCTGTCTGTCTCTCTCTGGTCAGGGTGTGGGGTGTCGATCAGGCGCTAGCCTGCGCGAGCATCTCGGCGGTCGTGAACAGCGTCACGTCGACGTCGGTGGCCGAACGGAAGCCGCTCAGGAATCCGATCGGGTGGTTCAGCGCACCGATGGTCAGCGTGAGGCTGTCGGTATCGCTGTCGGCGCAGTAGACCAGATCGCCTACCTTCGCCTGTGTCGGCGTGCCGCCGACGCTGTCGAGGCCCAGCAGCGTGACGCCACTGTCGTCGACGCGCGCCTCGGGCACCGGGCTCGCGCTCGTGTCGCCGGTCAGAGCTGCGCCGGGCGAGACGCCGAGCGCGTCGCCCAGAACGATGCCCACGAACACGTCGTTCGCACCGTCGGCCCAGTGGTTCAGGTAGCCGCCTTCGAGACCGACAAGCGCGCCCTCAAAGAGCGTGACGCCATCGGCGATCGGGTAGGCGCTGCGACCGCTGCGCGTCTTAGTCGCGAGCGTCTTGCGTGCAGTGACATCTGCCATCTTTCAGTCCTCGTCCGTGTCGGGGTGGTTAGGCGTCGGCCGCGAAGCCGGCGCGTTGCATGTTGACAGCGACGTAGCGGTCCTCGCTCATGCGAGTCGCGCCGTGCCTCATGAGCTCGGCGTGCTCGCGCGCGAACTGCGCGGCGCGCTCGACGGCGTCCGTGCCCTGCTCGGTGTAGTTGAGCGCGATGCCGGGCGTCTTGTTGGTCTGCGCGGCGAACGCCACCGCAGCCGTGTCGCTGTGGCTGAGAGCGCCGAACGTCTGGACCATGCTGTCGATGTAGTCCTTGAACGCCGCCGCGCCGTGGTCCTTGTGGTAGGCCGTCAGCTTCTCCTCGAGGTCGCTGCCGAGCGGCCGGTCCTCGAGGCGCTTGAGCGCCGCGCCGACGTCGGTGTTGCGCTGGTCGAGAGCGTCACGCTCGTCCAGCCGCGCCTTGAGCGCCACGTTCTCGCCTTCCAGCTTGCTCATGCGGGTCATCGCCTCGCCGGGCACCTGCGCCTGCGCCGGCTCCATCGCGTCGCCCTTCTCTTCCATGACCTCGGTCGCGTCGGCGACGATCATCGCGAGCTGCTCCATGTCGAACGAGCCCGCCTTGATGGCTTCGCAGACGGCCTCCGCAGTCATGCCGTCTTGCATCTTCTCGTCGGAGTCCTCCGACTCTTCGGCCATCTCTTCCTTCTTCTCGGGGTTGTCGCCCATCTTCTCCTCGTCCTCGTCGTAGGCGAACGAAGCGGCGGCGGCCTTGTCGTCGATCTTGGTGGTCATGGTGAGCTCGTCCTGCGTGAGTAGGTGCGCGGAATGCCCGCGCCGGAAGCACGCTACCACGCCGTCCTCGGCGCGTGCGCTTTCTGCAAGGTAGGGGTTGGCGAATGTTGCATTTGCAACACGCACCGTCTGCCCGCTCGTCGGCACGTTGAGCGTGGAAGGTTCTTCCACGTCGGCGACCATGAGCATCGGCAGCTCGAGGTAGGGCGGCTCGTGATCGAGCAGCGCGAGGCTGTCGATCGCCGGCTTGTCGACGTTGAATATCTCCACGCTGCGGTAGGGCAGGCGCGCGGCGAGCACGTCCTCCTCGACCCATGGGCGGGTGATCACGAGGTCGGCGAAGATCGCCGTCCGGGTCTTGCCCTTGAAGGTGATCGGTGCCGTGCGCGTGATGCGGAAGAATCCGGCCGGCTCGGGCACCGGCCCGTCGTCGTGGTGCCGGATGTGCAGCGGCGGCAGATAGCCCTCGACCGCCGCCTGCCGGGCCTTGGCGACCGCGGTCTCGATCCAGCCCGCGTCGAAGCACGTCTCGCCGCGCTCGCACTCGACGAAGATCGGCACGTCGTGGATCGTCAGATGCCCTTGGCCGTTGCGCGTCGCCCGGTATCCGCTCACGTCGTGGCTCACTGCTGCACCTCCTGCACACAGCAGAACTCGACCGTGCTGTCGCTAGCCGCGGAGGTCTGCAGGTTGAACGTGCGCTCGGCGTCGAGCGCGATCGTGTAGGTGCTGACGACGTTGGCCGAGAGCGTGCCTAGGTGGATCGCGCTGCCGGAGCTCGGCACGATGTTGATGGCGATCGCCGTCGTGGCCTGGATGCTGATGCGGACGAGGTTGCCGGCGCGCTTCACGGAGAAGTCGGAGGCGAAGAAGTCCGTGTTTTGCGAAACGGTCGCGTCAGCCGTGATCGTCGCGAGTTCTGTTCTGTAGTCCATGGTCGGTCGTCCTGTCGTCTACGATGCGCTCGATCGCCGCCCGCAGCGCGCGGCTCGGCTGCGACGTGTCGCCGCTGATGATGCGGTAGATGGTAGTGTGGCTGGCCGGCACCTCGCTGGCAATCCGCCTCACCCCCTCACGGGCCGCTATGCGGCGGAACTTCTGCCGCAGGTTTTGCCAGTCCTCGGGCATCATCGTCCGGCCTGCGCGAGATCCGGGCGGCCTCCGTGTCGGAATCCGGGGTCGGCGAATGCGCCGGCGGGCACCTTGTCCTCGATGAGCGAGCCGTCGGCGCGGATGCGGCCCATGCCCTCGAGCTCGTAGCGCGTGACGTGGACCACTTGGCACCGGCAGTTATAGCCGAGCGGCGGCGCGATCTTGCGCCACTCCGGGTTGTTGACCGACATGATCAGGCCGTCCGCGGCGTCGTGGTTGTCGCGCGTGTCGCCGTCGCCGACGGCGTCGAACCGGAACGCCGGCGCGACCTCTTGGATGTCCGGATCTTGCGCCTGCCGGAACCGGCCGGCGCTGATCGCCGTGTTGATGTTGGTGCGGAACACCATCCGGGCATAGCCCTCGGACCATGCCTGCGACCGAACGCGGATGTCGTCGACCTTCATCGCGAGCCGCTGGCCGGCCTCGCCCTCCGGCACGCCTTCGCGCAGCGCGCGCTCGATGAACTTCTGCGCCTCGCTGGTGACGCTCTCCTCGGCCGACCGGACGAACGCCATGACCGCGTCCTCGCTGTAGAGCTGCGCGATGCGCTGCGCGGTCCGCTCGGCGGCGTCGACCAGCGTCACCGGCGCGCGCTCCACCATGTCCTCGAGCGCCTCCTCAAACGTGACGCGCGGCAGTAGGGTCTGGCTCGGCTCGTCCGCGGCGAACTTGGCCGACCGCTTGAGATTCTGTAGCAGCAGGCTCGCGCCGAGGATCTCGCCGACGCCCATGGTCTCGGCCATGACCTTGGCGAGTTGCTCGCGGGCGGCGCGTGCGCTGACGCGGTCGTCGCGGACCTTCGCCACGTAGAGCTCGTGGATGGCTGCGAAGTAGAGCCGGGCGTAGCGGCCGGATACGTCCTCGAGCAGCTTGTCGGTATTCATACGGTGTATCCGTAGGCGACGAACTCGTGCGCGACGAGGCCGGTCAGGTCGTCGCGGACTTCGACGCCGAAGCATCGGTCGGTCTGTAGGTGGCCGAGGTGCAGGCTGCAGCCGTCTTCGGCAAAGTCCCAGATCGCGACGAGGTGCTGGTTGCCGCCTCCCCACTGGTTCAACGTCGCGGGGTAGGCGTGCAGCGACCAGTCAAAGTTGCTCTGGATCGGGTGCCCTGCGGTCAAGTCTTCGAGGATGCCGTTGGTCGTCGTGTCGAAGTAGCCGACGCGCAGGCCGAGGGTGAGCCCGCCCGGGATTGCGCCGTAGCTGCTGGTGAGGAAGTTGCCGCCGTCCTCGATGACGACGTGCAGCCGGTGGATGACGTGCGTGCCTTCGGCTGGCGCGTTGATCTTGAACAGCACCTCGCCGGGTCCGCCAACCTTCGTCGGCCGGCCGTCGACGTTCGCATCGTGCGATCCGGTCCCGTCGCCCACCGTGTCGAGGTGGCGATTCAAAAAGGTCCGGTCGTCGTCGATGCGCTCGTAGACGGTCGCCATGCTTACAGACCCAGGCCGGGCAGCGGAACTTGCGCCGGCTGCTGGATCGTCTCCTCGCCGGGCTCAGGCTTGCGGAATCCGGTCTGCTCGAGCACGTCCTCGAGCGAGAGCTCGACGCCCATGCCGGCGAGCACCTGCGCGACCGCGGCGCGCTCCTGCGGGTCCTCGCGCTTCTCCTGCGTGATGTTGAAGCGCGGCTTCTCGTTCGCGATGCCGAGCTCCTGCAGGTTGGCGTGATTCTTCCACCAGATGCAGCCCAGCAGGTCGTCGGTGAGCGTGTCCTCGAGCGTCTCGCGGTCGTATTGGATCAGCGCCTCGGTGCTGTTCTCCTGGATCTGCGCGAGCGCGTAGCTGCCGCCCTCGTTGGCCGAGGTCGTAAGGTTGGCCCCCATGATCAGCGTGTAGATCGTCGACCGCAACTCGTCGCGGATGGTGTTCATCAGCTGCCAGCCCTCGCCGCTGACGCTGACGCTCTCGACCGTGTCGCTGCTGTCGTAGACGAGCACGTGCCGGCTGCGCAGATCCTCAAGCACGTCGCGCCACTGGTTGATGAGCTCCGTGTTCGGCAGGCCGGTCTCGGCGTCGCGCGCGCCGTCGACCTTGGCCGTGAGGATGCCTTGCGCGAACCGCTCGACCGCCTGCAGGCTCTCTTGGAAGACCTGCGTCTTCGCATACCACCACCAGCCGAGCGCCTCGCGCAGGCCGCGGCCGTGGCCGAGCGTGCCCTCGTCGTCCTGGTAGACGTGCCGGATCGTGTGCGCGGCGTCCTCGACGCTCTGCGTGTCCCACTGTTGGCCGTAGACGTCCCACCGTTCCCAGTTGGCCGTCAGCGTGTCGCCGTGCTGGGGCACGATGCGGAAGAGCCGCTTGTCGTGGTCCTCAATGCGCATCGGGCACCACCAGCGCCGCGGCTTGCCGTCGCCGATCGTCAGCGTGCGGACCTTGCCGTGGATCGTGCCGAACCGGGCACCGGAGAAGAACGCGCGCGCGAGGTTGAGCCGCGCCTGCGTGAAGTCCTGAATGCCGTCGAGGAGCTCGTTGGCGATGCCTACCGACAAGTCGGCGCGCGGGCTGCCGGTGACGCGCGGAATACAGTTCCACCGCTGGCCGGCGATGAGGTGCCGCCGGTAGCCGACCGCGTGCGCAATGTCGGCGTCGCGCAGCATCTTCTCCTCGAGCTCGGGCTCGCGCAGCAGCCAGAGGCTCGGATCATGGACCTGGATGCCGCTGCGGTAGGCCGTAGACAGCGCCCGGACGTAGAGGTTCTGGCTCTGGTTCTGGACTCGTAGCTCGGTGGTCATGCTGTCGCCTCGTGGTGCGCGTAGTGTAGCACGCTAGTCCTGCATGGATGCGCTCGTGCGGATAGCCCACTCGATGCCGGTCGTGCCGCCCCAGCCGAGCCACGCGACGTAGCCGGCGTCCTTCCACGGCTCGTCCTTGTGCTCGGCGGCGACCTCGGCGTTCTTGCGGTGCCGGTTGAATGCCGCCATGCGCTTGACGGTCTCGGCGCTGATCGGCCGGCCGCTCGCGAGCTGCCGCGCCCGGACCCAGCCGACGCGCGTCATGCCGGCAACCTCGTCGCCGTGCTCCTCGCGCCAGCGGATCACCTTCTTGGCGTTGCCCTTCGCGCCGGCGGGCGGGCGATACGTCTTTGCAAAGTAGAGCGGCATCAGCAGTTGGGCAGGGCCACGTAGTTCAGCTCGGCGTCGAACCGCTGGCCGATGATGATCGTGCCGCGCGCGGTCTCGTGGACGTTGTCCGTGCTGATCTCGACGTCGTCGACGTCCATCAGCCGGAACTGCTTGTCGGCCGCGGCGCGCGCGACCAGCGCCGCCCGGACCTGGAGCGCCTCGGCGTTGACAGCCGTGCCGGCATTGAGCTGCGGCTTGCGCCAGATGACCGGCGTGTCCTTGCCGCTCGTATGCGTGCCGAAGTCGCTGCGCAGGTTGCGGACAAAGATGGGCAGCTCGTTCGTGAACAGGTCGCCGCCGCCGCTGACGGCTTGGTCGTTCGTGCCCAGACTCACGAAGAAGCCCATCAGCTCGGCCTGCTTCTCGAGCGTGACGTTGATGTATTGCAGCGCGTTCTCGATGTCGGCGCGCATCTCGTCGTAGTGTTCGGTCGCGGCGTAGCTCTTCGACCAGCGCCCGCCGGTGCCGCTGCTGTAGGATGTGCCGTCGGCGACGAGCGTGCTGCTGTTGCTGCCGCGCTTGATGATGACGAATCCCGTGTCGGGGTGCCGGGCGTAGAGCTCGGCGGTGAGGCTGAACTCCGGGCCGGCCGCGTGCGGTGCCGCCGGCGCGCTGCCGCTGGTGTTGCTGTTGTCGTGCGCGTTGTATGCCTCGACGTTGCCCGTGCTGCGGTTGTATATCTTCTGAGCACTGTTGCGCACCGTGTTGGTGAGCGTCGGGCTCTCGAGCGAGCCGGTGAACGTCTCGTCGCAGTGCGTGCCGACGGCGAGGCTGTCGCCGATAAAGACGTAGACGGGTATCGCGTTCTTGACGTTGGGCGCTGCGCCCTGCTGCCAGAGGTCGATCGTCTTGCGGATCTCCTGCGGATACTCGCGCTGGTAGACGCTCGTCGAGTAGTAGTAGCTGTCCTCGCCCTGCCATGTCGGCACCGCGGCGTCTTGGCCGCGCAGCGCGAGCTCGAGGCCGTCGAGGTTGCAGACGCGGACGTTGCTGTCGGCGAGCGCGATCGCTTGGTGGTAGCGGTTGGCGACCGCGATGCCCGCCGGCGTCTGCGTCGCCCGGATCTTGGCGTCGTGACTGAGCAAGATCACCTTGAGACTGCTGTTGTTGAAGACGCTCGCGCTGCGCAGCCACGCGATCATCTCCTCGAGATCGTCCTCGTAGAGCAGCGCGTTCGACGGCGTGCCGCCGCTGGTGCGCCAGCTGTAGACGTCAAGGTCGGACTGGTCGATGATCGCGTAGTCCCACCGCAGCGTGTTGCCGTTCGCGAGCGCGGTCCAGGCCGCGTCCACGCGCGCCTTCTCGGTCGTGTAGGCCGTGCGCGCCGTGCCGCCGTCGTTCCATCCGCCGGTCGTCGCCGCCGCGTGCGCATACTTCCAGAGCTGGAAATACGGGCTGGCCTTGTAGGTGTTCTTCCAGAGCTGCCGGACGAGCATCTGGTCGGGAGCCGCGCCGTTGTTGTTCTGCGCGTAGCTCGCGCCGCTGCGCGTCGGCACCGCGCTCGCGAGCACTTCGGTGTAGGTGCGCCACGCGCCGACCATGCTCACGTCCTTCCACTGGCCCTCGTTGAACCAGACGCCTGCGCCGGTTTCCGGCGTCGCGGTCCACGCGCTGACGGTGACCGTGTCCGACGTGTTGCTGACGACGGCGATGTTCTTGTTGCGGAAGCCGAGGCCGCTGAGGTTGTTGTTGGTGACCTTGTAGCCGGCCCACTCGTCCGTAGTCCAGCCCGGGTCCGGCGTGACGGTGACGGTCGTGCTCGTCGCGCCGCTGACGACGTAGACCGTGCCGGCGTTGCCGTCGAACCAGGGGAACCAGCTCAGGCTACTCGCGGTCGGTGCGCCGTCGCTGTCGCTGTCCGGGCAGACGCGGTGCGCGTCCTTGTCGCGCAGGTGCTCGGTCTCGTAGGTGCCGGAGCTCGTGTATTCGGCGTTCGGGTTCGCGCCGCCCTGCACCATGGCGCTGCCGATGTATGCGATTGCTGGAACGTCTGCCATGGTCGTGCCCTAGTTGCCGATACTGTTAGGATTCTGGTTCTTGCCGCCGCCTTGGCCGACGCCGCCGCCGGGGATGTGCAGGGTGCCAGAACATCGTGCGCAGTAAGCCCCGATGACGAACGTGCCAGCCTCGACGTGCTGCGGATCGTCCTCGAAGACTCCGGGCGCGACCTCGCGTTGCGTCTGCATCGTGTAGCCCGTGATCGAGACGGCCCAATCGCGCATATCGGACTCCCACCACGCGGCCTCACCGCAGGCGTCGGGATTCAGGCCAAACGTGAGCTCTGCGTTTTGTCTGCGCAAGGCAAACACGTCACCGTCACCGCCTAGATTGCCGCGCGGGTCGGTGAGCTCTTGGTATGTGTAGGGGTCGAAGCTACCTACCGAGAACGTCGCGCCGCTCGTCGCGTTGTTCGGATCGCTGATCGTAAAGCCCGTCGGCGCGACCGGATTGACCTTGCGCTTGCCGATGCCGTCGGCCGGCTGCGTGCGGATGACGGACCATATCTCAAAGAACCACGAGATCGCCGTCGTGCATGGGCTGCCGCCTGTGCAGTCGGGCGCGCTTGCCGTGCTGCACGATCCGTTGGCCGCTGTCTTTGTCAGCGACATCGGCAGGATGTAGACCTCAGTCGGATCGCCTGCGTCGATGTCCGGCTCGGCGTCTGGGGTAAACTTCCAGCCGTTGCGCAAGTTGTCGTAGCCCTGACCGCCTGCGTAAGACCCCTGCGGGTCCGCCTGCGTGCTAAAGATGCCGGTGCTCTCAAACGTAAGGAATGTTGATTCCCCCCTCGACACTGCATAGCCAGCCTCCGTAGTTGCTGTCATAAACTCGGAGAACACAAGAATCTGGTCGCCGGTAAACCGTCGAGCCTCATCACGCAGGTCGATCGGCGGAACCCACAGAGGCGAGGTGTCTGCGTCGTCTTTGACGGTAATGACAACGCCGGCATGTTCGCATCCAGTGCAGCTCATGCGTCAGGCTCCAGCGGGAACATGGGGAGGAACGGGTTGAAGGGCTGCCAGTCGTCGTAGTCCGGGCAGTCGCACTCGAGCACGTGGTCGCGGTGAATCATGCACCAGACGTCGGAGCCGCATCGGCAGACGACCCAGGCCGGCATGATCTCGGTGCGCTTCGGCTCGGCCTCGGTCATGGCATGAGCCACCTTGAGCTCGTCTGCGGTCGATCGTCCGGATGTAGGTCATGGCTAGAGCTGTTGCGCTCGGTCGACATGCTACCAAAAGGCTGCCGCGCGCCTAGCGGGTGCGCCTCCAGCCACGCCCACGCGCCGCTCGTCGCGTCGACCTCATCGCACGTCGCGGCGTCGGGGAATCCTTCCACGATGCTTAGATAGTCGGCCGTCCATGGGCCGGAGAACAGCCGGATGCCGTCGCGCTCGTTGGGCACGCCGACGCCGGCGTCGGCCGCGTGCCAGGGTGCGCCGGTATCCGGTCCCTCGCCGCGGCGCTGGTAGCCGCGCTCTAGGCACGACGCGACCGGGTCGGCGCGGCTCGTCTTGGCCGACATGCTGCCGCCGCCGCGAGTCATCGTCCGCTGCTCGCGGTCCGTCATGCTGCTCGGCCTCGCGCCGACGACGCGGTGCCCTAGCGCCCTGAGGCGCTTCTCGAGCGCGTGAAACTGCGCCAGCCCTCCGCTGCCCCCTTCGATCTCGAGGCCCACCACGACGCCGTGGCCGTCCCCCTGCGCCGTCTGGACGATCAGGTCGTCGCGCTTGCCCGGGGTTGCCCGGAATGCCCGGCAGTGCTCGATCGCGCGCACGCCGCGGCGGTGCCGGGCCATGAGCACGCCGGCGGTCTTGGCCGCGGTGCTCTTCTCGCTCGCGGCGAGATCCCACCAGCGGATGCGCTGGCATTCCGAGCTCGGCCAGCGGTCGATCTCCGGGTCGAGGAGCGGGCCGAACCATTCCGCCCGGAAGTAGTCGCCGGGCTCGCGAGCGGACCAGTCGCCCTCGAGGAGCTGCTGCCGGACGGTCGGGTGCAGGTGCTCGAGGCCCTGCACGTAGGCGTCGCGGTCGAGGTAGGGGTTGTCCGAGATCCGGGCGGGCACATAGCGGTGCCGGGCCGGCCGATGCTCGCCGGTCTCCGGGTCGACGCCACCGATGAACTGCCGCGCGACCCAGTCGTGCCCGGGTCCGCCCGGGTTGCTCGCGGCGAGGGTCCGCAGCGGCACCTTGCTGTCGCTCGAGCGTCGGACGCGGGACAGTCCGACGTATTCGTATGGTGCGGCCGTAGGCCACTGCGTGAGCTCGTCCCAGCCCGTGAACTGATACTCAGCGCCCTGGTAGCGCAGGTGGTCGTTTGGCTTGAAGAGGTAGGCGAACGCGATCTTGCCGCCGCCGGGGAACTTGAACACCTTGTTCGTGCCGTCCCAATGCGCGCCCTTGGGTATCCACCACTCCATCGCCCGGTCGAGCAGCGCGCCGGGTTGGGTGAGGTCGGTGAACGTACGGCGGAAGAGGATGCCCGCGAACTCGGGCTCGTTCCACGCATACTGCGCGGCGGCCATGAGCAGCGCGTCGCTCTTGCCGCCGCCGGCGCTGCCGCCGTAGAGCGCCTGGAAGACGCGGTCGGTCGGCGAGCTTAGGTGCAGCCCGAGGAACACCTGCTGCGCGGGCAGCGGCCAGTGCGGAATCCACGGGTTGCCGTAGACGCGCGGGCAGAGCTGCTCGAGAGCTGCCGCGCACTGCTCGCGGCCCTGCGCCTCACGTTCCGCCGGTTGGCTCATTCTCCACCGCTAGGACGCGCTGCGCGATCTGTGTGGCCTGGATGAGCTGCCGCGCGAACTCGGCGCTGTCGGGAACGGGCGGACCAAGCTGCGCGACGCCAGCCTGCGCGTGCGCCTCGTTGTGCACGACGACCTTGGGATCTTGCTTGGCGTAGCGTTGGGGAAAGCGCCGCTCGAGCATCCACGCAACCGCCGTCCAGTTGTCATCCATCGCCCGCAGCATCCGACCATGCAGCGATGCCTCTGCCTTGGCTTCTGCTTTTTCTAGGTCTGTGACAAACTGGGGATTCCGCTCCTTGTGCTTTCGCATGGCTGCGCCGTCAATGCCTGCCATGCGCGCGGCGCGCTCGGGCCAGATTCCCAGCTCGACGTGCCGCAGGATCGTCTCAACGACCTCGGGAGTCATTACGCTGCGCGGTCTGCCGACTGCCCGCTTGGCCTTAGCCATTCCGCACCGCCTTCTGCCCGGTCAGGTTTTCCCACCGCTCGACGATGACGTCGCAGTAGGCCGGATCCATCTCAATTCCCACACTGCGACGGCCCAGCTGTTCGGCAGCTACCAGCGTCGTGCCGCTGCCCATAAACCCATCGTAAACCAAGCCCTGTGGGCCAGTGCTGTTGCCTAGCAGGTAAGCAAACAAAGCGACTGGCTTCATGGTCGGATGCTGCTCGCTGCGCTTAGGTCGCTCAAACTGCAGCAGGGTGGTCTGTTTGCGGTCGCTAAACCACGCGTGGCTCGCACCGTCCTTCCACCCGTACAGGCAAGGTTCGTGTTGCCACTGGTAATCTTGTCGGCCCATGACCAGCGAATCCTTTGTCCACACTAGGCATTGCCGCACAACCTGCTGGCTATCTCGGACAGCACCTCGAAAGTTGTAGCCCTCCGAATCTGCGTGCCAGATGTAGAAGGCAGCGCCCGGCTTCAGCCCGTCGAATGCGCATATGAACGCGCTACGCAGAAACTGACGGAAATCGGCGTCCGTCATGTTGTCGTTGGCCACCTTTAGCTGATCGGCCGTGCCTCCAGTGTAGTCCACGTTGTAAGGTGGGTCTGTCAGCCATAGGTCGGCGCGTTCGCCATTCATCACCGCGCTGACATCGGCGGCTACCGTGCTGTCGCCGCACAGCAGCCGGTGCTGGCCTAGCGTCCACAGGTCGCCGGGCTGCGTGATCGGGTCGGCGGGCGGCTCCGGTGCCTCGTCTTCTACGATCTCGTCGGGCTCGAGGCCGCGCATCAGGCCCGCCAGCTCCTTGTCGTCGAACGCCAGCATGTCGCGCGTCGGCTCGTCCATGCCGTCGAGCAGGGTCGCCAGCGTCTCGTCGTCCCACTCGGCCAGCTCGGCGGTGCGGTTGTCGGCGATGGCGAACTGCACGGCCTGCGCGCTGTCCTCGTCGATGACGACTGCTGCGATGTGGTCCCAGCCCAACGCCTGCGCTGCCGCCAGCGTGCCGTTGCCCGCGCGGACGATCATGCCCTCGCGCTGCACAACTAGCGGCTTGCGCTGACCGAATGCCGCAAGCGACGCCTTGATCGCGTCGAGGTTGCGCTGACCGTGCCTGCGAGCGTTGCTGGGGTCCGGGTGTAGATCAGAGATTGGGACCGCCAGCTTGCGCAAGTCGGCGGCGATGTGCGCGTGTTTCTTGGCGGTCATGTCGTCAGGGTAACGCATACGCGCCCGTGCGGCTTGAACGTGTCGCCGATGGTCGGGCTCTGGAGCTTGAAGCGGTGATCGTCGATGCCGATCGCGTCGGCGATGCCGTCGAGGCCGGCTTTCATCCGAGCGACGAGGTTGTCGAGGTCGTAGCGGTAGCGGCCGGGCGGCTCGAAGACGATGCGCACGAGGATGGTGCCGGCGTCGGTGATGTTCTGGATCGCGTGCCACGCCGAGCTCGTGCCGGGCTGCTCGGTGATGCTTTGCCGGGTGAGCAGGTAGGACTGGCTGCGGGCCGTCTTCACCGCCCGGCTGCGTTGCGCCCAGTGCTGCCGGGCGTTGGGGGATAGCGCCTTATCGGGCCACGGCAGGATGACGCGCGCCTCGGTGCTAGTCATCTTGCGCCGTTTCTCCACTGTCGCCATCGGGCAGCAGCTCGGTCTGCTCGAACTCGGCCTCGAGGCGCTGCTCGATCGCTTGCATGTAGTGCTGGAGCATCGGCGTGGTCGGGAGCTTCTTGCGGATGTCCGTGCAGTAATACATGACCGTGGAATGGTCGCGGAGGCCCATCCACGTGCCGAGGTCTTCGTAGCTGATCGGGACCATGGCCTTGATGACGTAGGCGGCGCACTTTCGCGGGATGCTGATGTGCTGCGATCGGTCGCGGCCTTTGATGTCTTCGATGCTCACGCCGAAGTAGTCGCCGACGATCTCGAGGATGCGTTGCTTGTCCATGTCGGCGCAGTGTAGACGCTGCGGAAAGGTTGCCGCAACGGTTCAGGGGAAATGCTGACGGCGGCGCGCGAGGAGAATCGGAAAGCGTGCCCGGCTAGGGTTCGGGCGGCGCGCAGGCCGTCAGCGGTGTTCGTTAGAATCCGCCGAGCTCTGCCCATCGACGTCGACGTTGCCGCCGAGTTCCCGGGAGTCGCCAGAGCTCGGCGGTGCCGGAACGTCCGGCAAAGAAGATTCCGCCGCGCGATGGGCAGCACCTGAGCCTGCCCGTTCTTGCGCACTAGGCAGATCATCAGACCCACCGCGCGGCGGTGCCGGAACACCCGGCGAATGCTGTTGCGCCTCGAGGAACCGGGCGCGCTTGTCGTCGGCGCTGCGCGTCATTGTTGAAACGGCAGCAGGCCCTGCGGCGGCTCCAGCATGTTGCGGACGATCTCGTCCATGCGGTGCCACCATGCCTGCGGGTAGTGGACGTGCCCCTGCGTGCCGCCGCCGTGCGTCTTGCATCGACGAAACAGCTTGCCGCGTCGTCCCGTGTCTTGAAGGTGCGCGCGTTCTAGTGCGCTACCGAGCTTCCACGCCGCGCGCTTGGCTTCTTCGCGATCGGCGGGAAGGTTGAGGCCCAGATAAATCATGCGGTCGCGCCAGCACGCCCATCCGGTCGGCGCTTCGTCCCAGGCTGCGTCTTGCTCTTCGATCACTGTCATGCGTCTAGTAACTCCACAGCGATGTCGCCGTCTTCCCACCGTGGCCGAGCCTGATTGCTAAGGATCAGCCGCAGCATGATGCACCGCAGAGCGGTCTCCTCCATCCACTGAGCAACCTTGAGATGGTCGTCGTGGTCGATGATCGTCTCGAAGAGCTCGGGGTTATTCTCAAAGTCCTCCTCGAAGCGTTGCCGCTGCTCGGGCGTCATCATGTGGTGCATGACTTGAAGCAGGAACACCTCGAGCTTGGTCATCTCCGGATCGTCGGTGCCAGGACCGAACGGGTCGATGATGTGCTTGAGCACCCATTCCTGCGACTGGTAGGTCAACCTGCGGCGTCCTCTTGCTCGGCGCGAGCGTGCTCGACCATAGCCCGACGCTCGTTGAATGCCTCAAGCAGCTCGTCTCGGTCGAGACCTTGGAAGCCGCTTGCTGCGGTCTTGGCGACCCAAGCTCTGAGCTGATCCTGATCTGTGCACAAGCCCAGCGACTGCTCGGCGTGCTCGCGGCTGTCCCAGCCCTCGACCTTGATCGGCGTGACCTTCTTAGGCATGACCTTGATGGCCTGCATCCTCGCGGGCTCCTCGCCGTCGTCGTCGCGGCCCAGCGGGTCGTCCTTGCTCCAGAGCTGCCAGCCGAGACCGAACAGCAGCGCCGCCGCCTTGCACATGCCGCGCACGTAGCTGTCGGCGATGTCGCGGGAGTCGGGCTTGGCCTTGGCGCGCATCTGGTGATCCATGATGGCGTGCGGCACTAGCTCGGTGTCGTGTTGCTCAGGATCGGGATGCCGGAAGCCAATGAGCATGTAGAACGTGCCGTTGGGCGCGGCATGAGCCAGGGAGCCGTCCGCCGCTGGCTTGGCGTAGCACTGCCAGCCGGGCGCGTGCTCGCGCAGGTAGCGCGCGATCCGGGACCAGTTGACGTAGGACGCGGCGAACTTGCCGCCGCCCTTCGTCTCCACATCCTCGGCGCGGACGATGTCGTC